ACCCATTCTTTAGGTATATCTTCTAGTTTGGCAATTAGATTTTTAGTAGAAATCATAGCAATAAAATAAAATAGGGGGAAGCTGACTCCCCCCTATGATTATTAATAATTAATCTAGACTGAAATCAGAAGAAGTATTAGTTGGCATAGAGAAATCATCATCATCTGCACCACCAAAATTATTTACTTCTTTTACCTCCAACTTTTTAAGATGTTTGCTTTCTTCATAAGAGATAACTTTACCTCCTTCTACTTCACCAAAAGAATACTTTCTGTTATCTGCTTTTGGAAGCCACATGTCATAAGTTGTATAACCACTTTTGTTCAAATATTCTTTACCTGCAACGCAGAACTCAAGATATTTATCTTTGATTGGAGCACTTGCATTGAAGGCATCTACAAAATCTTCAATACTGTTATGCTTACCATCTTGATCAACAAACCATTCATTGATACCTAAAGTTTTAGACAAGCTCTGTAAAAATATTAAAACTGATCTATCTCTTTGAATTTTGATACCAGTTTTAGTTTCACCATCTGCATATGCATACTGGCTTGCTTTCACTCTACCAATCTGACCTTCAAAACGGCCTTTGCTTTCATCATCCTTATCAAGCAAGAAACCTTCAAAACCTTCAATAGGTGCAGTTTCTACATGTAAAATTAAATGTTTAGCACCGTCAATGAATCTAAAATCTTCTAGCTCAACACTATTAATTTTTAACACATGATTACCTGGTGCAATTGTTTTTGCCATTGATGAGCCACCTGAGCCCAAATCTGTTGTACTTAAAGCCATAATTTACTTTTTATTATTATTTATTAAACGAATACTTTTTCCCATGAGGTTTTTAATTCCCCATCAATCATCTCTGTAATTACTATTTCTTCATTACGTAAATGCTCTGGTCTTGCACCACAGGTAACTTCTTCTGTAGTTTTAAAACTAAGAATGGTTTTGTTACCCTTTCTATACATATAACCAATGGCATCTGCATTAGCACAAATAAGAGACTTTATTTTACCTGTCAAATCAATGTTTGCAGACATAACCATCTCACCCTTATCATCAACTACCTTGTCTTTAATGTGACCAGATAAAATAATTGTGGGTGCTAATGTATCAATAAAATCTAAAACTTGGAAGAATGCTTGACGGATATATAAATATCCAGCACCATTTGGTAATGTCACTACAGTGTCACCATCAAAGTTTTTACCCATTGGAGTTGCTTTATAAAGTTTGATTGCCAGTGGCATAATCATATCTTCTAAAGCTGTTACTGTATCAATAGTAATAAACTTGTAAGGATTACCTGCAGCTTTAACAGCTTTACCAGTTTCAAGTAATTCTTGAAGACTGTTTACTTTTACTTTCAGAGCTTCAACAAAATCAGTCCCGTTCTCTAAATCAATAATCAAATTTTCTTCAAGTCCTGCATATGCAGTAGTTTTGCCAGTTTTAGGCTTAGAATAAATCACAATTCTTTTAGGATTATGTCTTTCAGCCTTAACTTTTGTAGTTGGAAGTACTATACTCATAGCTCACTTTTTGCTTTAGTAATCAGATCATTCAACCATTGTTTATCACTAACAGGTCTAACCAACATGATAGCTGCAAAATCTCTAAGAGATATATTAGCAAGTGTTGATTCAGTACCTTCAGGTGATTCTTTCAAACTTGGTCCATCAAGATCAATTTCTTCTTTTTTAGAAGGAAAATCTTCTTCAAAATCAGGAAAAGGAGCCAAAGACTTTTGAAGTTTTGGTAAACCATCCTGAGCTTTTTTAGCTTCTTCTTTTCTCTTCTCATAAAGTGAATAAGAAATTTCAGTACCATCCGGTTGAACCATCATCAATTCACTAGCTGAAATAATGTAAACAGAATAACCAGGTCTTTCTCTTAACTCATATTCCTCTGCATAGAATGGATTAGCTTTGAATTTAAACAAAGGTCTATCCTCTAGCATTGGACTATAATCTTTCTCTGCTCCTGCTTCATCTCTAATTACATCAATGAACTCCATATAAAGATCTTCACCTTTCTTTAGTTCACTTTCATAAAGTTGAATGTTTCTTCCAAAACGGCCTTTCTCATAAAATGCCATTTTCAATGTAAAGCTTGGACTTGCCAACTTTAACTTTTTAAAAGTTTCTGCATGGTGTGCAAAATACTCTCTTTCTTTTTGTTTTCTATCCATAATTTAAATTTTTACTTTTTTGTACTTAATGAATTTACTGCTTGTGCTGGAGGATTAACTTCAATTATCCTCATGTTAGTTCTATCTAGCTTAAAGAAGCTCATCTTTGTAAGGCCATTTCTGGATTTCAAAAAGTGAAAAACAAGAAGATCATCATCATCAATGATATACTTGTCTGGTCCATAATGTCTAATCTTTCTGATAGAAGGTTTGTTAATACCTAACACTACATCAGCATGTTGCAATAAAGCATCTGCTCCAAATAAATCAGAATCTAATACATAGTTACCATATTCTCCATCTCTTTGTCTGTCTGGGGAATCAATATTCCTATTCAACTGACTTAACACTACAAAAGCAACAGGATAGTGTTTTTTCATATAAGTTAATGCCTCCCCTAAGGAATATAACATTTCAAACTTATCTTTCTCTTGTCCTTTTGATACTTTAAATAGTGCAGAGTGATCTATGGTGACAAGCATATTGCTGTATTTTTTAACCATGTTTCCTTCTTTATCCTTGACCATTTTTGCCCGTTTCTGCATTTCATTATGAATAGTAGCACACATAACATCAACTGTACATGGATCATAAATAACTTCAACAATATCTCTATCCTTGGAGTTTTTATAAAGTTCAACACACTTATCAAATACGGCATCATCTAAAGGTTCTGCCTTGCTCATCAATGTATTGTAATCATACCCTGTATTCAGACTCAGCTTTCTGATACCATTGGTCTCATCAAGCATTTCAAACTGGAATTTTAAGACAGTAAATTCATGGTCTTTATTGAGTTTGATAATATCATCAATCAATTGTTCCATGAAGAGTGTCTTACCTGTTCCAGGTCTAGCACCTACTACGGTGATAGTTCTCCATTCTAATCCATCACAAAATGCATCATTAAATTTGGGCCAAGCACTTCTTAATGATTTCAATTGTCCTTTTCTTCTTGCATCTAATTTATAGATAGCTTTTTTGAGAGCTTCTCTCTCACTGACCGGTACCAAAGGTGCAGCCCCATTAAATAAATTTGCCATTCTATGATTTTTTGATTATTTCTACTTTTGCTAGGTTGTACATCTCATGAAATAGAGTAATTATTAACTCTATAAATAGAAACTGCCATATACCAATTGTTATAATAAACATATCAGTGGCTAGCCAACCTAAAACAGTTCCAAGAACTGCTAATCCAATTAAACCTAACTTGTTTTTCATTAATCCACTCTTTCTTTAAAATAATTGTTTACTTCATCCACCCCACTATTAATAAGTTCACAATAAGTTGCTAGATCAGAATCCCATGTCTTATCACTATTTTGCTTTCTTACAAAATATTGAGAAGTTCTCATGTAGTCATATCTTTGAACACTGTATTCAGTAACATATTTATGTGTAGCCTTAAAAATAGTGTCCCAAGAAAAATCATAATTTTCAAAAAACCATCTGAATGAATTCTCAAGAGTTTTTGGGTTCACTCTTGCATACTTGCCACTGGATAACTTCTTATTAGGGAAAATTTCATTATAATCCTTAATGTTTTCAAGAAAGTTGGGGCCAAGTAAATTATCGCTGGTTTTTTTCTTACTTTTCCTAAAATAGCCATCTATTTCAGTAATAAAGATAATACTTTTTGAGGTAAGCTGCAAATCTTCTGTCAACCATGCACCACTTTGCAGCTTTTTGCATTCAAGTTCTTTATTTACAAAGTTAGCAACTGCAATTTTCTCTTTAATGCAGTGTAAAACATAAAAAGTATTAGGAGTTAAACCTTCTCTAATAAGCTTAATAAAAATCTCTGTCATACTACCAAATTATTTGTTTATGTTTCTGTATTTCTATAAATACATTGTTAGAATCCCATTTAGAGCCATTATAGGCTGCACTGGCTGGATGTTTTACAAAAAACTTGATGTTATCTGTGTCATCTGTCATATCAGACCACTCTTGTGCTTTTTTACCCATGTATAAATAAACTAATGTCTTTTTATTACTGTTTAAATAATCAAGCAAATAAGCAGTGAATGGTTTCCAAATGTCATAATGACTACCAATCTTACCTACTTCAACTGTAAGAGCTGTATTAAGCATTAAAATACCTTGATTAGCCCATCTTTTAAGATCAGGTTCTTGGTATGAAGGAAACTCTTGATATACTGTTCTTTCTATCTCTTCAAAGATAAATTTTAAACTTGGTTGTATTTTACCTATGTTACTACAGCTAAATGATATTCCATCAGCAACTCCTAATTGAGGATAAGGATCTTGTCCAACAATTACTACTTGTAGCTGATCATAAGGACATTCTTCAAATGCTCTAAATACTTGCTTCAATGGTGGTGTAAATCTCTTGTCAGCTTCAGTTAAAGTTTTAAGCTTGATGATTATATCATCAAATTCAGAACTAAATATAAAAGATTTAAGAACCTTATCCCATCCATTATGTTTAAGTTTATCAAACATTTTTTGTTTAATTTCTTCTAAATCCATTTTTTTACTATTTTTGATAAAAATTAATATTATGAGTACTATTAAAGTTAAACATATAAAAGATGATGCTATCATCAATGTTCAAGTAAATAATCATTACTATGCAATGGTTAAAGCTCTTATCTATAACCTATTCTTTATACTTAAAGAAAAAGGTGTTACAGATGATAGTTTGCAAAATATTTTAAATAAAAAATATGAAGAACTATCTGCTTTAGAGCAATCATTTTATACAGTAACTTTATTACTTGGTGAAATTGAAAGACAAGCATCACTAAATGATATGATTGAAGAAAAGGAAATAGAAAAATCTGAAATTGAAAAATCTTTAGATGCTTCTAAAGATTAATATTATAATTTTCCCTACCAATTTGTATACAAGCTTCAATAGCTAACATTAAATCACTCTTACTACACTCTCCAAAAGACTTGCCGGCTAGCCCGGCTTGTTCTTTTATAACCAGTTTCATTTCTTCAAATGTATAACCGGATTCTTTTGCTAATTCTCTAATACAAGCATGTACTTTTGCAAGTTGTGCTTTACTGTGATCAGGACCATGTAATTCAACAAACATGTCAACCTTATCACCTTCCTGTAGTTTATCTACAAAGATTTCATATGCAAGTTTGTCTTGAGGACTTGCAAATATCAATTTGCCATCCTTTTTAATAAATTTTCCTGTATGCATATCTAACAAGTTATGTTACCCATGATTTCCAGAAATTGATTGTAATGATCTCTTAATACTATTTCTATTGCTGGAATATCAAAAGATTTTAAAACCCATTCATCATCAACAACATCAACATTATCAGTGCTATGGAGTTCTATTCCATTACACAATTCTTTTTGATAGTAAAAATAGTCATAACCATTATCACTTATCTCATTGGTTATTTCTATTTTCTCAAACCCTAGAGATATCAATTCTTCTTCACTCATTTCAATCTATGTTTTTATAAATAATATGGATGACTACTACAAATATGCAGTCAATCATCCCAGCCAGAATGTGTTTCATCTCTATAAGCTAAAATTAATACTAATACTACACCACATATAATGGCACCAATTACATAGTTACTCATTTTTTCTTATTTTTAGGTAAATACTTTTTTTCAAACTTTTCCCAACCTTTGGGATCAAACTGTGTAATAAGCAAATCAAGTTTTATTTCATCTTCATGTTCATCACACATTCCTATACCTTTAATGTCAAGGTCTGGACTATATCTTTTGGTAGCAGGAGCTCCACATTTTACACATTCCATTCTATTCTGATTTAAAGGTTTCGTTGTAGTATTGTCTTCTATAATTTTCACTACCTTCATAATGTGCATTATTAATTTGCTCTTTCTCCATTTCTTTTGCTTGTTCAAATAAACTTTGGTGAACACTTACTCCATAAGGATTAATTTGTTCTTCCAACCATTCTACTGCTGTTAACTGTTTTTCTGTTTTCATTTTATTCTGATTTATTAATTTTTAATAAAACAATCATCAAGAGCAATTCTTAACCAATCTTTAAATGATAAGAGATATAGTGTTCTTGACACTTCAATTAGCTGACCATCTTTGGTAACTTTTCTCCATGCATTGCCTGTTTTCACAAAACATGCTGGAGCATTGTTGTATCTAAGAAATGATATCAGTTGTCTTTCATCTACAGGAACTTTATCAGGATTTACATTAATAAAATGATCTCTCCACCAAATATTAGTCACCATACTTTTCTTCTAATAAATCTTCAATACTCTGTGGTCTATAACCAACTAAATGAGCATCAACATTAAAATACTTATGTAAAGTAGGTGCCGGTTTGTGATCTTTATCTAAATAGCTATCACTTACCACTACTTCCTCAAGTTCATTAAGATGATGAATATGAGCATGAATGTTTCCCCGGTAGAACTGTGCTTCATTAGGATGTATAGGAACATGTGTAAGGATGAATCCTTTGTAATCTACTGCTCCAGCAACACCGTCTACATAGTCCAGTAATTTTCTAACATCTTGATGTCTATCATGGTTTCCTAGTACAACTATCTTTCGGCCAGCTAGTTGATCTAACTTGTAGTAATCTAAAGATTTCTCCATAGTAATATCACCTACAATGTATGTTAGATCTCTCTTAGCTACTGTTTGATTCCACTCCTGAATTAAAAATTCATCTTGTTCTTCTGCATTATCCCATCCACGGTGTTTTGCAATTGCATTATGCCCAAGATGTAAGCATCCAATAAATCTAACTACACTCATTTTTATCCTTTTTGACTTAAAAATGTTTCAGGACTAATTATATCTCTTGTATAATTTATATCCTTATAATTTATATTATCAAGGGTCCATAATCCCATTTCTTCTATCCTCTTAGTTCTTAAAGTAAGTATAGAATATCCAGTAAGATGAGCATTATCATCATCATCACTAAGTAACATACCTAGCATGTTCTGCTTCTCATCTTCTGTAATATATTTTGTCTTTACTAATAAGTTTAACTCAGATAGAAAGATAAATGGTCTGAAGTCTCCTTTTTTGTTACCATGGGTATACATATACCATAGGTATCCCATATTACTATCTTCTACTTTACATACCATATGATGTTCATGGCATATATTTTCAATCAAACTTGTAATCTTTTTGTCTCTAAATATTTTAATCATGATCTTAAAAAATTAAATACTGCTCTTAATTTCTGGTGTTCATCTATCAACCATTCTGGAGTAAACTCTTCAGCATGCTCTACAAAGTTAACTCTAGTATGATACTCAAGATCATGTGTAAAGTTTACTACCCAGATATAACTGATGTAGAGTTTAAATTCAAGACTCACATTTACTTCCTTTGAAATAAATGTATAAACATGATGATTAACCTTAGATCTATGAAATCCATACTTTACAAGCTTCTTGCCTATTAGTTCTGTTTCTCTTAGTGTCATAACTAAAAAATATAACGAATTGTATTCCAAGGAATATACTGATCATGCAATTCAACAAACTGTTTAATATAATCAGCTTTCCTATTATGTTCATACCTAATGTTCTTTCCACCATACTGTGATACTTTTCCTTCTTGTATTTTAGGTACCCATAACAGATTTTCTCCTGGAAGCTCATGCTGAACATTATACAAATGCTTCTGTTCATTATGAGTCAAAAATATTACTTCAGCTTTAATTGCATCAGTTCCCCATACATTTATATCAGCATGTCTACTAACTAAGTGAAATAAAAACTCATATTCAGCAAGCCAGTTGTCATGAACTATTACTGGACTAAAATTTAAATGAACTTCATAACCAGCACCAATAAATTTTGGTATAGCATTTAACCTTTCATCAATAGAACTTGTATTTGGTTCTAGAACTTTTCTCCATATCTCAGGCATAAGACTAAATCTTATTCTAATCTTACCTTCTGGATTAAAATCTAAAAGGTCCTTATTTACATATTTAGTAGCAAATGAACCCATAGCAAGTGGATGATCTCTAAAGAAAGCAAATATCTTTTCCCATTCATGATACTTAGCATGTAAAGCAAAATCTTCATTGCAAGAGATATCATAAGTAATATACTCTCCAGTTTGATTAGGCTTTTCTACAGTTGCAAAATATACATGTGAATTAATCTCTGTCAGGATATCCATAGTATTTTTAGCTACAGATAATCCTTCCGGCTTATGTCTTTTCATGTAGCAGTAACTACAATTATAAAGACATCCATGACCAAAGGAAGGGCTGATAAAATCAGTACTCCTCCCGCTTGGTCTTATAATCATAGATTTTCTAGTAACTTTTTCTACTACAGACATACTATTCTATTTGTAGGTTATTATCATATAAAATCTCTCGGATCTTATCTCTTAGTTTTTCATAAGCTTCATCTACTTCAGAAGGGAGTTTTTCATTATACTTGATTTCACTTCTCAAGTGTTGATCCAATTCCCACATGGCAGATCTCCATTTATAACCATCTAATGCTACCTTAGCATCTTCTGTTGCATCTTCATTTGAGAACTCAATTATTACTTTTACCATTTTTGTTTTGAATATTGAATCACTGTAACTTCACAGTCTTTGAAACCATCAATAATTATCTGTTTGATGACTGACCAACTACCACCTGCAAGACCAGCACCAATTTTAGGCAGGCCAATATGCTTACCTTTAAAGAGTGTGTTCATTTCTGAAACAATTTTTTCAAAAGCTTCATAATCAAATGGTTTTCCTCCAAGTCCATATTGAGTATATGCATTAACTACAGTAAGTTCTTTTCCATTAACATCTAGTGTTTTATAGTCAATCTTACCAAGTTTACTTTGCACACCATTATATTTTATATCCTCAAGTGGAAAATCATCACAACCAAATGCATTGGCCATTTGAGGTGCTATACCAGCACCCATAGTACAAAAGCAATTGCAACCATGTGCAATCACATCAAAATTTCCTTTTTTAGCAAGATCAATAAGATCTCCCTTTACTTCTTTATAATTTTCCATTACTTATTTGTAATTGCTTCTTTAGCTACTTTACCCAAGAAAGGTTTAACTAACTTATAAACTTCATAAGTTTCTTCTTCAGCCCAGGTAATGATTTCTTCTTCTTTATTTTCTGCATTATAACTATGCATCCAAAAAGAATGATGCATCATTTCATGCATAATCAAACCCATAGTATGAACTGTATCAGTACATCTAGATAGATTGATAAATACAAATCTGTCATCATTGGCAAGATATTCACCAGAATCTTTAGGAACAAAATTACTCCAGCCTGCTATATAAGCACTATCTTTTGTATTAGCATGTGCTGAACAGTCTATAAAATTAAGACCATGCATACCATCTACATTAAAATACTCAAATACATCACAGGGATTATAACTCAGTAGAAGTATATAACCACTTCTAAAAATTGTTACCATCATTTTTTCTCTTTTCTAAATAATCAATAATAAATCCAACAGCAACTAGTATATTCATACCACATGATGCTATTATTTCATGAATGTCCTGATAAACAGTGGACATCAAATGTACATGACCCACCATCCAAAATGGTACAGATAAGTTTTGACTTATCCATACCACTAAGTATTTTAGAAAGTGTTTCATAATCTTCTATTTCTTCTTCTTCTGATCCTCTTTATATAAGAGTACATACAGTCAAAAATGAAATAGTTTACAACAGCTAATACTATTAGCATTAACCAACTCCAAAGACATGGATGACATTCTGGTAAATACATTACTACATATCCAGTTGTACCTAATACTGCAAAGATGTGCACTATAACCATATAGTACAACATCCAGGTTCTAGTCTCCTTCTTCATTGTTGATTGTTTTTTTCTTCTCTGGCTTCTCCATAGTACGAGGAGAACTTTTTACTGGTTTGTTCAATCTTTGAATTCTCTCCTGAATTTTTTGATTCACTCCATTGTAATCTGTCTTTCTCTTGTTGTCGCTCATATTGCTCCCAGTTATAAATTTCTAATTCTTTCATTCTGACAACATCTGCAATTGTTATACCTTCTGGTATACCATCATTTGCATTTATTAAGTCAATACAAAACTCTTTTATTCTTCCCATAGCTTTAAACTTTTTTCTAAGAATAATTTAATTGTGACTCTAACATCTTTATGACCAAGAATAGATCCTGCTGCTTTTAATTTATTGTAAAATTTAGTTTCAACATCTAATTCAATTCTTTTCTGTCTATGTGCAATAGACACGGGTTCAACAATATCAAAATCAAAAGGAAACATTTGAGCATACACATAGACATTTCTTTTATAGATTTTATCTTTGTTCCACTGTAATGCTAACCTTTTATTATAATTTACTTTATCTCTTTTGATACGGAGTATATCAGCAATCTGATGCTCTGTCATAATAAATCTATAAGCAAGAATTCCTATTAAATAACTCCTTTGATCAACAAGAACTCTTTTTCTTGTAACCAAGTCCATAGACAATAATGCAGTGATAACATCTGTTTTGCTGTAATCTTCCATATTAAATAAGATCTAATTCCACCTCTCTTTCCTCAACTTTTTCTTCTTCAACAAATAGACCTTCAATAGGAATAAATCTAGTTGCATCATAGTACTCATAAGGAAAAGACTTTTTAGATAGTTGGACTTCTTTTAAAGTAAGTCCTAATTTACCAGGTTGTAAACCCATATTGATAATAGATACTACAGTATATACTATACCTTCTTCTATCCATTCATTGGGTGATATTTTTGCTGGTTTGTTGCTTGCATCAATACATATAACTTTCATAAGCTTCAATTTCTGTTATTAATTCTAGTTCTTCTAAATTAGTTTTTAATTCAAACAATTCAAGAAAATCACCAGTCTTAACAGAACATTTCCCCTTATTATGGGCTATAACTGCACATTGCTCAGCTTGTAATGGTTCATGACTGCAAAATCTAACAAGACATGCAACTATGTAAAGAAAATCATGAACATCATCATTATACAATATTAATTTATGTGTTTTTGTATTTTCCATATACACTTAATATAAGAAAATTTTGGGGCTTAATCTAATAGAACCCCAAAATCTTTCCACATAATTTTACTCTGATCAAAGTTTTCTAGTGCATCTCTAACCCATTTTTCATCTACTGTATCCACATAACATAGTATGTGTACAATAGCAGTATCATCTGGATTTAATCTGAGTAACCTACCAATTCTTTGACTAGATTTTCTTTCATTGCCATAAGCATGCATAATAATACCTTGTTTCAAATCAGGTATATTCACACCCTCACTCAACTGTAATACAGTAGAGAGTTTAGTGATTTCTCCAGATTTAAACAAAGCAAGATTAGCATCAGACTCTGAATTATTACTATGATAACTGTGGTTACAAAGTTTATCTGCCTGATTCTGAGTGTTTGCAAACAGGATACATTTACTCTTTATAGAGTTAAACAGAATCTTTGCATACTTCTCTTTGCTTGGATATTCCATCATAGCTTTCATCCTCATAACACGAAGTATATGCTCTGGTCCAGAACCTGTATCAATACGGGTTCCCCAATAACCATAGTTCTTATCTTCAGATGTAGGAAATTTCTTTCCTTTTGATTCTACAATGTAATTGTTTTTAGTGCTCAACCTTAATTGATGAACTATGATTTGATAATCATTTAGTATTTTATTCTCTATGGCATCATCTGCACCAAATGAAAATACAATAGGACAAAACTCAGCTACCAAACGGCCCTTTTCAGAATTCCCATACTTAGGAGGAGTACCGGTTAAACCCAGTATCTTTCCTTTGTAATTTGAAAGAAAACTTCTGTGACTGTCTAGTAAGCTGTGAGCTTCATCCAGATAAACCAACTCATAATCATTAGGATTATGCTTGCTGAGACTTAAATATGTTGTAAATGTCATTCTCTGTAAAAGAAAGCTCATTCCAAACTTTTCTGCATCATCAATCCAAGAAGTAAAAATAGATTTCTTTGGTGCTACAATTAAAACTCTCATTAATTCTGTAGAATTTTCTTTCATATGAGTCAGGCCGACCAGGGTCTTACCAACCCCAGTCCCTAACACCACACCACACCTAATTTTATTCTTAGTATGTTCTATTGCTTTTGCTTGAATTTCATCCTTTGTCATCTAATTTTGGTTTAGATTTGAAAATCTTATTTGCAACAAGTATGAGTAATACTATTTCAAAAAATGCAATAATCAATCTTCCTCTAACAATAGCGGATGGTATTGCAATTAATAATAGAACCATATACACCTTATCACTTATTAAAAATCTGAGTATTTTTCTCATTTTATCAAATTAAATATTTTTCTTCTGATATAAGTACCTGTTTCTTCACCAGTAGCCATAAGCTTTACAGTCTTTATGTGCTTGTCTATATTATCCATAACTTTTGCATGGTTATATTTACCATAAGCTTGCATAAAAGCACCAAGAAACTGAAACTTAACAGCTCTGTCTGACATGCCAATCTTTAAGAAGATATCATTAAATGCTTTACACATTTCTTCTGCTTTTGGATTGACAATTTTGAAATCACCAGTTTTAACAGTAGAAGTACTATACTTTATTGCTGCATTGTTTACACCAATTATTGCAAGCATAGTAACTTCTATATCATACATGTTTTTCCACTTGAAAAGTTTCATATAATCCGGACGGATCATTTTCCATGCATTGATATAGTTCATTAAATCCCATGATTTACTTGAGTTATTCAAATAAGCCATCTTTAAGATTAATTCTTCTTCAGTTTCAACTTTAATTTCTATGTAGGGTATTGGAAGACCTTCTCTTTCTAATGCGGTAGCTAAATGCTGACCATCAATAATGTAAGTTTTAGTCTCACCTTCAATAATGTTTGTAGTTGTTGTTATAACAGGTCTAATAACACCCATTGTTCTAACACTAGCAATCATTTTTTGTACGTGTTTGCTATCAATTCCTCTATTCATAGGAAGAACTGCAAATTTTGAGTAATCAGATGCATGTTTAATTTTAAATTCATCTTTTCCAAGTATGTTCATAATCATAAGTTTTAAATCATAAATAAATAATTCAGTATCTTTTTAATATACTATCTATTATAGCACTCTCTTCATTAGATAGTACTAAATAAAGCTCTGATAGCTTTTCTACATTTTTGTTAAACTCTTCTTCAGATTGAGAAATATATTTAGGCAAAATTCTATTTGCTTTAATTATTTCATTATCTACAAGATACTCAACAACAGCTTCTAATTCTTTTTCACTACACTCATCTAGAATATTTTCAATATCTACATCAACATATTGATCAATATCTACTGTAGTTGTTACTTGAACTTCTGGCATATTATTTTATTTTAACCAATTCATTGTTCTAGCTTCTGCAGGATTTGCATGAATCCAATCATGGCAATTTCTACAGACTGCTTTCCAAGTGCTTTGAACTAAATAAAAAGCTTCTCTATTACTCCCAGCATAGGTATGGTGAATATCAGTAGCCATATGACTACATCCATTCACCTTTACCATACACAGGGGGTTTTCATTAAGATATCT